TTTGTATTTTATAAATTTTATAACTATACTACATCTAACAAACTACAAACTAGATGAGGCTCAATACAGCATTCATAGCAACTGGTTTAACCATGTGCCAGACTTCTTTCAAAGCTGTCTTCATAACCGACCAGTTGTTCTGACTGTGCATGTTTGGCATAGAGCTCTTGATCGAAGGGATCATAGCCGCAGCAGACATGACACGATTCACACCCTCGATATCACTAGAATTCGGGGTTAAGCCATCATTGGCACCAGCTCCCTGGTACTCGATGTGGCAAATGTAATCGAAATGGAAGCATCCGCCTCCTGCTCCAGAAGGGAAAACGGCATAAATACCAGCTATCGGGCATCCTATACGGACGTTTAAACCCGAGCCGCTGGAAAATTGACCAACAGCAGCAGTATAATACTGTTCCATCTGGATGCCAGCGCCACCAGCAGAATTCGTCCACAACGCATTCTGAGAATACGGGTAACAGGAGAAATACGGCGTTGAACCTGTACCGTATCCCAACTGACTTGATGAAGGGAACGTAAGTTCGCTTTCAGCCACAGGATGTATGGAAAGGGTACAAGGATCACGGGAGGCAGCTTCTATAGAAGCTTCCATATAACTCGTAATTAGCGGCTGAGATATAGTAATACCACTCCCGGTTTGAACACCTAAGAGTGCCGCAACTGAGTTATGTGCTGGATCTTGGTAGCACGTAATCGTACCACCAAGCTGTAGTTGAGCACCAGTATAATACACCCTACAACCGGCGGAAACTATTTTACCAGTTACCGTATTTGCCGTACTAACTGTGGGAAGACTGCTGGCGTCTAAACCAACGCACGCTGCAGTAGTGTAGGGAGTATTAATAAAACCGGGTGACCACCCAGAGTTCAAAGACGAATAAGTGATATTCGAACCTTGGGTTGCAAATGGGGTATTTGTAGTACCAGTCCAAGTGGAATTTGTGTAGTAAAACGAAGGTAAATCGTTTGAAACACAAGGGCAGAAATAAATCAGCCCGAACCCGGTTGTTCCACCAAAATCGTTGACGCGCGCGAACGCAGTAACTTTCTTAGTGGAACCATTGGAAACAGGGATGCAAGCACCCCTCGCTTCAGCAGAAAAGGGGTCCGCTATAGCTTTCGCGAACCTCAAAGTGCATTCAGGCATTGTAACCTGAGAATACTTTGATAAAACCGGTGCAACCGGCGCTTTAGGAATGTTCTTAGGGAGCTTAGCCACAACTGTAACGTTGCTGCCACCTCCCTTACCCATCGCTTTACCTTTTCCTTGGTTCTTCTTCGCCTTTCGGTCCTGAAGAGCCTTAACTTTAACTTTGCTATTTCTAATAGGCATCTAACTATTTCTAAGCTGCTAAAGTCTTTAATGAAGCCACCACCCGACTTCATCTAATATAGTATTAATCCGCTCTCTTTCCTCTGGTTGATTTCTCAACTCTTTGAAAAGGCCATTAATCGTTTCGTGTTGTTGTTCGAGATTTGTATATGTTTTCGAAAGCAACTTGGCGATTGCTTTATCAACACGAAATAACTTAGGACCAGATATTCGCGAATAAACATGCCCGCAGAAGTCGAACTCATCATCCAAGGACTTGGTTTCATACTCCTTCAGGTTAACGTTTATCCTCCTGTAAAATTCCGGAGCGTATTCTATACAAGGTTCAAAACAATCATCACCCATTGCATGGGTTGATCTAACGAACTTTGTTAAATACATCTCCTTACTACCAGGAGGGAATTCTGAGGCGTTGTAATACTGTAACCCGACCATCAATGCGTCCCTAACCCTTACATAGGAATCGCAACCGGATGTGATCATCGCTCCGGATTTTACTACGCCAGGAATAAGCTGGAGCACTACAGCTCCATCTGAAAACACCAACATACTCTTAGCAAAACAATATGATCTAACATACGCTAAGTGGCCTAGGGCAGAGACGACGTTTAATCCCTTTTGAAAACCGCAACACACGTTGAAGGTTTTAGTAAAAGAGGTTATGCCATATCTGTCTACTGTCCAATCCATACCGGTTACATCAGAAAACGCTACTTTTCCGTGAAAACGGTGTGCCTTGTTAGCATAGAACTCTCCAGTTCTTTGCATCAATTCCAAGGTCTGTTGGTATTTCACATCATCAAAACCAATCCCGGGAAGGGATGGACACATGGTCCAGTTTTGAATCTGTAGCTTAAGCCACGGGGTAAATAGTAGTCTCTCAACCACCAGGTCAATGGTTGAAACATTAAAGATTAACCGGAATTTCCCCGTATCACATTTAGATTTGGAATGTGGTTCGTTCTTAATGAAGACTCGAACAGGGTCACAAGCGTTGTCTCTTACGAGATCTAACGCGGAGGGAAATTCCTCCCCAAGATCTGGTTTAACAATGAACATTTCATGGGGAAAAGGTTGAGACATTAAATCTATGAACCTCGTACAAACGGCAATAAAGAACAACTCCCTGTTCTGGGAGATAAAATCCTCGTTTGTGGCATATAAGTGCATCCAGGGTAAACCTGGTGACTTAGTACGCTGAGAACCAATACCTAAATTATCTATTTCGGCGTCTATCGCATTAATTATATTACTAGCTAAACTAAACTCATCATTTTCTAATGGATGAGACATCCTGGGATAGGCGTCCTCTAAGACTTTCTCTAATAGGTGCTGGTCTGAGAAAGGCGCTACAAATTCCATTTCCGTTTTCAAGTTTT